AAAACAAAAATGATTAAAGAACTTTTAAAAGTAATAAAACTTTAGAAATGAACATTAAAGACACTCCGTGGTTTGAAAGCAAACCGTTACTAGAACATCCTAAGTACTTTGTATTTGAGGACAAGTATCCTGTAACCAAAGGACACTTGCTGTTTGTTCCTAAAGAAGATACAGAGTTGCACATCCGTGAATGTTTCCTAGCCGCATATGAGTATGGGTTAGATCTATTTAAAAAAGAATATTGTGATGGATTTAATGTTGGGCAAAACGTAGGACAAGCGGCAGGGCAAACAGTAATGTACCCTCATGTACATATGATACCACGCACAGACGGCGATTGTGCAGACCCTAGAGGCGGTGTACGTGGTGTTATACCTGAAAAACAGAAGTACTAAATGATACTATTAGTTAATGGTGACAGCCACACTGCTGGTGCCGAAGCAGTAAATTCTCACGCAGTTGCAGAAGATGATCCTAAGTATGTAAACATGCAACGTAGCCCTCACCCAGATAATTTAAAAGCAAGTTGGGGATTAAAATTAAGCAAGATGTTAAATGCTAGCCCTCTTGTACTAGCAGAGTCAGCAAGCTCAAATGATCGTATTATACGAACAACTAATCAATGGTTAGTAGAACACCCTGATCCAGATGTTTTTATAATTATCCAATGGTCAACTTGGGAACGTGAAGAATGGCTAATAGATGACAAGTGGTTCCAGGTCAATGCTAGTGGTATAGATGATGTTCCCGACAGCCACAAACAAAAATATAAAGAATTTGTTGCTAATGTTGACTGGAATAAATGCACCAATAACTGGTTTAAAAGAATAAAAGCATATCATAAATATTTAGACTCGCAAGGTATTAAGCATCTATTCTTCAATGGCAATACTGATTTTGGGAAGGTAAAAGAGAAATATGATTTTGGTAAAAGTTATATAGATCCGTACTCGCCCGAGGGAACATATCACGGATGGTTACAAACCAACGGACACAAAACAGTAAGCAAAAACAGCTATCATTATGATTCACAAGCACACAGTGACTGGAGTAAATTTATGGTACGTTATCTAGTTGACAATAAACTTGTTTGATCGTATAATACTAGTATGAGATACTTATTAGTGGACACAGCAAACACATTCTTTCGTGCTAGACATTCAGCATTTAGAGCAAGTGATACTGAAGAAAAGGTAGCATTTGCCCTCCATGTAACAATGGCAAGTATAAACAAAGCACACAGAGACCAAAAAGCAGATCATGTTATATTCTGTTTAGAAGGTCGTTCTTGGCGTAAAGACTTCTATGAGCCTTACAAAAAGAATAGAGCAGTAGCTAGACAAGCCTTAACAGAAAAAGAAGCCGAAGAGGATAAAGCATTTTGGGAGTCGTTTGACGAAATGAATAAGTTTGTTAAAGAAGGTACAAATTGTACTACTTTGCAACACCCAGAACTAGAAGCAGATGATTTGATTGCTGGTTGGATACAAAGTCATCCTGATGATGAACACGTTATTGTATCTAGTGACTCAGACTTTTATCAGCTGTTGGCTAACAATGTTAAACAGTATAATGGTATATCTGATGAGTTGCATACACTAGAAGGCATCTTTGACAAAAAAGGTAATCGTGTATTAGATAAGAAAACAAAAGAACCTAAAGTAGTACCGGACCCTGAATGGATACTATTTGAAAAATGTATGCGTGGTGATGCTACTGATAATGTGTTTAGTGCGTATCCAGGTGTACGTAAGAAAGGTACCAGGAACAAAGTTGGATTAGTTGAAGCTTTTGAAGACAAGAAGAAAAAAGGTTACAGTTGGAATAACATGATGCTACAACGCTGGATTGATCATAACGAAGTAGAACACAGAGTGCTTGACGATTATGAACGAAATTGTATTTTAGTAGACTTGACAATGCAACCAGATGATATTAAAATTAAGATAGCTGAAACTATCGCAGAAGGGTCTAAAGCAAAACAAGTACCAATGGTAGGTGCTAAGTTTTTAAAGTTCTGCGGTAAATATGATTTAGTTAAATTAAGCGATAACGCATCAACAATGGCTGAGTGGATGAGTGCTAGCTACCCAGTAAAAGGAGTGTAAGATGGCAGTAACAGCAAAAGGAATTGTTAAGAACAAGTTTTGGGTATTAATTGAAAACAAACGACGCATAGGTGAAATATCAGCCAATGGTGTTGGAAGAGGTTATTCAATTACATTTCACGGTTCAAAAGCAACTGTTGATAATGTAGACGAACTAAAAATTGGTCGTAAGAAAATTACATTTGTAGATCCACCAAAACCAGCTCAAATTGAAAGAGATCAAGTGCATGGTTATCCTACAGATGCAGAACCATTTAATGGAGTATGGGATTTAAAACACAAGGCCCCTATATATACTAAAGAAGATAACAGCAAGAGTTGGGTTTGTGCAGGATGGTTCCTAATTAAAAAAGGACGTAATTGGAAACAAGAGTTTTGTCCAAAATTAATTACCATTGAACGATACGATCATCATGGTCCGTATCACACGCAAGAAGACTTGCTTAAGGTTAAAGCATAGTGCAACACATCAAACGCTTTATAGATCGTTTAAATGACCTACAAGCAACAAACGCAAAAGACTTTACTATGAGCATGCACGAAGCTAGAATGTTGCATACAGACATCACAAAGTTGCTAATAGACACTAAGCAAACAGGTCAATCACCCGCAGACGAAGTAATCAATGTTGAAGTAAAAGGTGCAGACTTCTAGGCAAAATGAATAAATCACAGCAGAATAAACAAGAGAACACCAGAATAGGTATTGTGGTTGTTGTATTAGTGACTATCATTATATATTGGATATGCAGATAACACCAGGTTAAGGGTAACTAAGCTGTATCAACTATAGAGACTTCTAGAATTAATAAACTACGCAGTTATTTGGATAAATAATGATACTATATTATAACAGTATTATTAATCATGAAACAAACTTATCTATACTTAAAACAGCATAATAAAACTGGATTAAAGTATTTTGGAAAAACAATCAGAGATCCTAAGACATATAAAGGATCAGGCGTTCGATGGAATTATCATCTAAACAAACACGGTGACGATGTTACTACTGTTTGGGCAAAAGAATTCACAGACAAGCATGAGCTAACTTCCTTTGCATTAGAATATTCTAAAAATAATAATATTGTTGAATCAAACGAGTATGCTAATCTAATGTTAGAAGATGGGCTAACGGGTGGAGATACCGGGCTTACAGAAGCTGGCAGAAAAATTATTAGTGAAAGATCTAAAAAATATCGTCATAGTAAAGAAACATTAGAAAAAATTCGCAACGCAAGAGCCAAGCAAACTAATCTAAGAACAGGATACAAACATTCTCCGGAAACTAAGGCTAAAATAAGAGCCGCAATATTAAAGATAAACAGGAACAAGATCAATGTCTAGGCCAAAACCAGAAGTACTTGTTGAGATTACCAACAAGGAAACATATAAAACAGAACAGGTGTTAGCCAGTGACGGTATATGGGCAGTATATTTTAACGCTCGACCTATCAATTTAAAAACCAGCAACTACCTAGTTCAATATCCAGGACCTAAATATAAGAAAGTATCGTTTAGTAATCCAGGGCACGCTATTAATCTAGCAAAGAAACTTAACGAACAATTCCAAACTGACAAGTTCTCTGTTGTGCTATTAGACAAAGGTAAAGTAATTTATCCTGAAAGTGGAAAGAAAACTAAATCTCACTAAGCAAATTCTTGCCGCCCTTGACAAACCACTCTCATTAGAAATTGCATTAGCCACCTGGTGGACCAATATACAAGAAACAGGTGGTATGGGATTAACACAACATGGATTTGCACTATTTACACAACAGTTAGATATCAAATCATATGAGTGGGACATAGAACAAAATTCAGCTTTGGGCAACCGCATTGTACTAGCACTTGACAGAAAGATGGAATATCCTTATTATATTAAAAGAGCACGAGGCAAAAACTCCAAAGGAAAGTTATATTTGTTTGGAGAGCGAGACGCTGTTATGATTAACCTTTGTGGCGACCTTATTAGATTTGTTGAGAATACCCTAAGATGAAAGAACAACTTATTAAACTATATAACCAACGATCTCAATACGAAATTAATAACTTTATACAACAAGTACCTATAGAAATTGACATTGATAGGTTAAGAAAAGAAGTTTTTAGTATTATTGTTGACAATAACTACGGTACTAATACTGTAAGTTTAAAATTGCCCATTGGCGAAAGCAACTGGGTTGATCAAAAAGAGGCATTAGAAACTGGTAGTAATTTTCCTTTTTCTCTAAACGGAGAAGGGATAACTCCAACAAATACAATACCAAACTCACACTACGTTAATTGGCATCCAGATTCTGGACCGTACTTAAAATTAATTACTAGTTTATTAGAAGAACTCACAGGGGTATCTATTGGCCGTGTGAGGTTAGCTTGGTTAGAAGCGGATAAAGGATATCCAATACATACCGACAGTGATCCTATGAGATTACACGTACCGATATTTACAAATAATCTTTCTTACATTTTACATGACGGTCAACTATTTAATTTTAAATATGGAAATGTATATCATTTAATTACACCGAGCATGCACACTGCTTGGAATTTTGGAGAACTTCCTCGATTGCATTTAATATTATCAACAACAGGTGATCAAGAGGTAACTAATATAATAAACGAAGTAACGAACCTAACCCAAACGGACAACAATGTTAAAAGTCATTTTAAAGATAGTGGCATCGACAGTTATAGCATAAGAGAATTTATTAAAATTACAAAAGCTAATGTTAAGTCAAAAGAATTTGGGTTTATTAAGAAAATATACGATATAATTAAAGGAGAATAGTATGGCACAGATACACCCTGGACAACGCAAATCAAACCCAGAAGCAACACGCAATGGCAAGCCAAGAATTAAAGGTTGGTCAAAAGTAATACTAGAAGAAGCAATAGAAAAAGCGTCAAAGAATAAAGAGAAAGCAAGATATCGTAAAGAAATTCAAAGACGCTTTTCAATAGCGTAAAATAATTAAAATTTAGGTTGACTTTAATCTCATAATACCGTATAATTACTCAGTAATAAAGAAGTAGCCTTTGGGCACCATTTATGCACCCTTCGTCTATCGGTTAGGACACCGGGTTTTCATCCCGGCAAGAGGAGTTCGATTCTCCTAGGGTGTACCAATTTTGAGGAGATGTTATGGTTTGGAATGCAAAGAAAAGTTTCGTAGTCGGTACTGCAACAGAAGAACTATTTCCAGGGGGTAAATACGCAATGATAATAACTGCGGGCATAAGAGCACATGATCTACAGCGTGGTGCTAAACCATTAATTGCAGGATTAGAAAGTCATAAACCTTCAGTAGTGGCACTAATGGAAATTGAACAAGGATTAATTTCTCCCAGTTACCCGCACGATCATATTGAACCTAAAACTGAAAAAGTGGAAGAAGAGATATATGACTAACGACAAAGACGATTTTAGCTACAGTAACGAAGCTGAAGAGGAAATGGCTCAGCTTCATGCTATCCATTTACACATGAATGCTGTTAGCGAGGTCCAACGTAAGCTAGCAAAACAGGCGGAGACACCTAGTGCTTATGAATGCGAAGAATGTGGCGAACCGGTTCCAGAAGCTCGGCGATTAGCAATGCCTGGTGTTCAATACTGTACTCCTTGTCAAGGCTACCTGGAAAGAAAAGGGGTGGTATGATCGGAGGAACCACAGTTGTTGGTGAACCGCGAGATATAATCGATAAAGGATTATTTGATTCTGGAGTTAATTTCTTATACGGAGATATTGCAGAAAAGAATACAGCAGAAATTTTGTCATGGATTACATATGAAAATATTGAGTCATCAAAAAAGAACCTTACCTTATATATTAATTCAATTGGCGGGAGTTTGTATGATACGTTTGCAATCATTGACGCTATGAAGGCTAGCCATATACCCATACACACAGTAGCTATGGGATCAGCTATGAGTGCGGCCTTTTTGATACTTGTAAGTGGACACAAGTCACACAGATTTATATCACCTAACACCGGGTTAATGTGTCATCAATTTAGTGATGAGGTATTAGGTAAACATCACGATATTAAAGCAGGAGTAGTTGAAGTAGATCTGTGCCATGACCGAATGGTCAATATCTTAGTTGACGCTAGTGGTCAAGATGTAAAATGGGTTAAGAAAAATCTATTAGCATCAAGTGATCAATACTTTACTGCTCAACAAATGATCGAAATGGGATTAGCAGATAGCCTTTTTCAAAAGATATAACAAGGTCGCTAGTTAATAAGTCTGCACTCTTTGGAGTGCTTTTTTGTGGCTATTCTATCTAAAAAACCACAATATATAGTGTTAGCCATTGACATTTAATACAAGATGTGCTATAATTACACTGTAATTAACAATAACTTAAGGAAAAAATATTATGAAACAACGTGTAGAAGGATTTGGAACAGCAGAACGTACACAAGAACTATACGAAAGAGTTATTAACAAATTAGATCGCATAGAGACTCGAGTAACAACATCGGCTTATTTTATTGCTTTCTTTTGCGGATTTTGTGTTGTAGGTCTAATATTTCAGGTACTGTGATTGACCAATAAATCCAAAACTGCTATAATGTAGTTAGAAATTAAGTTAATCATCAAGGGAAGATACAATGAAAAATGTAAAAATGTGGGTAGGTTCCATGGAAGTGGAACGCACTGCACTTGAACAAATTCAAAATATCGCTTCATTACCTATCTTAGCAGGACATCTTGCAATAATGCCAGATGTTCATATGGGTAAAGGTGCTACTGTAGGATCAGTTATTCCTACACGAAATGCTATTATTCCTGCCGCGGTTGGAGTTGACATCGGGTGCGGAATGTGTGCGGCAATGACTAACTTAGTTGCATCTGAATTACCTGACTCATTAAATGTAATGCGATCCGAGATTGAACGTAAAATTCCAGTTGGTTTTTTGGATCATATTACTGGTTCAGAAAAAGTAATAGCATTAAAAAAAGCCGAAACAGTTATGATGGAACGATGGGAAAAACTTGCATTAAAAGATAAACTTGGTCGTGCCAATCCAACTAAGATTATTAACCAAATCGGTACATTAGGTGGCGGGAATCACTTTGTTGAACTTTGCTTAGACTCAGAAGACCGAGTATGGGTAATGCTTCATTCAGGTTCACGTGGTATTGGTAATCAAATTGGCAAAGTTGCGATTAACATAGCAAAAGAATTGGCTGTTAAAGCAGAACGTAATTTAGTTGACAAGGATCTTGCTTGGTTAGATGAAGGTACTCCAGAGTTTGATGATTACATTGAAGCAATGCAATGGGCACAGGATTATGCCATGCTTAATCGAGATACTATGATGCAAATTGTGTTAGCAACAGTAAAGAATATGATTCCGCATACTAAAGTAATTGGCGAAGTAGTAAACTGCCACCATAACTTTACATCATTCGAAAGTCACTTTGGTCAAGACATGTGGATTACACGTAAAGGTGCAGTGTCTGCTAAAAAAGGACAGCTTGGTATCATTCCAGGGTCAATGGGAGCAAAGTCGTTTATTGTTAAAGGTCTAGGCAATAACGAGGCATATTGTTCTTGTTCACACGGTGCAGGTAGAAAGCACAGCCGTACATCTGCTAAGAAATTCTTTAATGTAGACGACTTAATTGCTCAAACAGCAGGAGTTGAATGCCGAAAAGATGCAGATGTATTAGATGAAATTCCTGGAGCATATAAGGATATTGAAGAAGTAATGAAGGCACAGGCTGATTTAGTGGAAAAAGTACACACTCTTAAACAAGTTCTTTGTGTTAAAGGGTAATAAAATAATTGGTTTTTTTGGTTGACCATTAATTGGTTTTTTGCTATACTTACTTGTAAGTTAATTAGTAGGGGTAGAAAATGAATACATCGACAATGGAATTAGATAAATTAATTACTAGATACATGGCAGGTCTTGAAGGCGATTTTACCAGTCGTGGACTTAACTTAGTTAAAAAATGGATGGCAGAGCCAGGTAACAGATACATTAAAATATCATCAGGCATTGTTAGAGATGGTGAAGTTGATCAACGTAGTGTTGTCGCTTTTATTGATAAAGCAACAGGTGATGTTTACAAACCAGCATCATGGAAAGCACCAGCAAAAGGTGTTAGATTTAACTTGTTTAAAGACATTGATTATTTAGAAAAAAACTGTGGCGGCGGCCACTTATATAGATAGGGGAATCAATAATGAAAGATAAAATGAAACTTAGAATATTACAACAGAAAGTAGCAAAGGAACAATCCTATCCATATGATAATGAAGAGGGCGAACATAATATGATATACAATAAGCCTATACTTCAGACTGAAGTGAATGGTGTGTGGGAAGATATACCTATTGTCACTGAGTGGGTAGACTGGGAAGAGAAATTTCATAAACCAAAAGAAACACAAATTGCTGGTGATTGGGAAGAAGCCTATTATGAAGAAGTGGACAGAATGAGAAAACTAGAACAGAGAAATAAATATCGGAATATCCCGAAGACGAACCTACTGTAACAAAGGAAAATATATAAATTATTTGGTATTTTTGGTTGACCATTAATTCGTTTATTGCTATAATGTATTTAAGAAGTTAGGAAAGTAATTTAATTTTTAGGGGTAAAAATTATGAACATAGACAACTTAGAAACAAACACTAAAGTTTTAATGAAAGCCTGGGATCATGAAAATAAATGTCTAGTTGAAACAGTTGCAACTTACTTAGGTTGGTGTGATCATCCTGATTATGGTACCGCAGTATCAGTTAGTTACGAAAACAAAGACTGTCATTTAAATCATCCTGATTGGGCTGAGGAAACAGAAACTGATATAGCTATTAACAGCTTCACTAAAAATGTTATCAAAGTTATGGAGGTAGCGTAATGGATATTTCAAAACTAAAAATTAGAACGGTACAAGGTCCAGAAGACGGATCAACACATGCCTTAGTTAAAGGTGACACTGCTATACTGGTACCAGCATACAGTATGGAAGAAGCACAGGAAAGAGTAGCACAAGCTAAGGTAGCACCTAACAAAGGGTGGGTAGCTAGTAATGAGAAAGCTATACATATTCCAGGTGTTTGGGAATATGAAATGGTAACATATCAGGAGACAGTATAATGGGATTAGATATGATGGCGTATGCAGTAGATCCAACAGTTACTACTAAAGACAAAATACGCAATAATATTGCAGAGTGGAGAAAGCATCCTAACTTGCATGGTTGGATGGAAAAACTATGGAGATCTAGGACAGGAAATAAAGACGATGACTTCAACTGTGAAGAACTAGAATTAACATTAACCGACATTGATGATTTAGAAAGAGTAATCCAGTTTGATCAACTGCCATCGACACAAGGTTTCTTTTATGGTAGCGATGCTGATGATTATTACAAAGGTACAGATCTAGCGTTTGTTGAAGATGCTAGGACTAAGATTGAAGCTGGCAAGAAAGTTTTTTATAATTCATGGTGGTAAGGAGAATAGTATGAGTGATTTTTGGTTAGGTATTTTAATTGGTGCTGTTGTTATGGACGTACTTTGGGCATGGCATGTGGGCATCATAGAAACAGTAATACAAAAAATAACAATGAAATGGAAACTGTACCGAGCAAGGTTCCTATGATCGAAGAACAAGTTATGTTCAATTTTGGAAATCACAGCGAAAGTGATTTCAGATTATGGATCAATAATCAATGGTTTGAGTACAAAGAGGAAGTATGGGCGTGGGAAGGTAGAAATGTAACTGGCACGCCACAAGAATACTTTAAGAAGTATAAATGGTTTTTAAAAGCAAAGTATAAACAGGAGAATATCAATGAATGAAGCAGTAATAGCATTAATGATAGTAACAGCAAATGGTATCGTTCCAGGACCAACGTTTTATACCTATGAAGAATGTGAAGCAGTAAGTGCAAATATCCAAACACAAGAAACATTCTGTTACTACCAAGAGCCGGTCAATGTTGATGCGGCCATATCACAATTAGGTGATATAATGAAAAAGATGAAAGAGCAGTTAGATGAAATTAAAAACGAAGATAACCAAAAAGCAGTACTGTAGATACAAAGCATACTTCTATACATACATTGTTTTTATGGTATGTGTATCAATATATGTTGACTATCAACGTTGGATCAACCCTTTAGGTATGAAACCAGAAGTTGATCCAAAGCAACACAATGGTGCACAAGAGTTTACTCCGCCAAATGTATTTGAATCTTCAATCACACTACCAGACGGTCGACCAACATCAACTATCAATCTAAACACAAAGATAGAACAAGCACCTCCTTTAACTGAGGAGGATCTGAAAGTATTTGACGAGTTACGTCAAATGGACGAGCTGTCAGATGAAGAATTCCAGGAGAAATCACAATTAGAATTGCAATAATAATGTTATTAATATTCTTTGGTTTAATAGGATATCTAATTAGTTTACAAATAGGTTGACCATTAATTCACATTGTCATATAATGTAGTTAAGTTAAACAACACGGGGGTGTATAAGATGTCAGAAACAAGAACAATTAATTCACAAGATGCAAGAGCAGGGCTTAAAAAATGCTTTGATAAGAAGCGTCCTGTATTCCTTTGGGGTCCCCCAGGGATTGGCAAATCCGAACTAGTCGCAGATATTGCACAAGAAATGGAAGGTCATATGATTGATCTACGTTTAGGGCAAATGGATCCAACAGACATTCGTGGTATTCCTTACTATAATAAAGAAATGAACTTAATGGATTGGGCTCCTCCAATTGATTTACCGAGCGAAGAGCTAGCTAAACAGTATCCAATAGTAGTTCTATTCTTAGATGAAATGAACTCTGCGGCTCCAGCAGTACAGGCCGCGGCATATCAGTTAATCCTTAACAGACGTGTTGGTAAGTAT